CAGCTCGATGTTGATCATCGTGCCGCCGGTGTTCGTGATGTTGCGGGAGCTGCCGTAGTCGTGCATCACGTGCGCGGTGAAGATGTCGCCGCCCGACACACCCATGATTCCAGTGTCCGCATACGCGACCGGAAAATTCGCGGTATTCATGCCGCGTGCCGAACCTGTTGCCACAACATTGGCGTTGCGGCTTATTTGCAGGTGAAGGTAGTTGCCCGCGCTCAAGTCCCAAGACACAACCGAGCAAGTAACTCGGGCATATGCAGCCCACGAAGGGATCGTGAAGTCACCGCCTGAGCGAATATTGAACTGATCGTATCCGCCGCCCCACTGTGTGACTTTTGTGCGGGTGGAGTTGGGGATAGATTGAGTGTCAATCAGATGAACGCGCAGCGCCGGTATGGCAGTGCCGATGTTTCCTCGCTGCAAAGCGGGAAGCGCTGGCTTGTTCTGTATGTCGTCCCAGGCGGGCTGATAAGTGTCAGGCATCGCGCCCAGCGACTGCCGGGTGATCTCGACGACGCCGATCTGGCCGTTTACCGACTGGACTATCTGAGAAGATCCGAGGCGCGACCAAACGCCGTCGTAGTAGATGACGATATCGCCCTCTTGGAAGTCCTGCGGTCCGCTTCCAAGGTCAACGTTCGCCGCGGATGAGGCAAAGTAGAAATCTGCGTCCTCGCCAGTACCATCAGCGATGGTCGGGGTATTACTCGCCGCATCCCACAGGCCCTTGTACGCAAGACCTTCCAGATTGATCTGGGATAAAGGAACGGTCCCGGCAGCATCTAGTTGGGCCACGCCACCAGCAGCGCCCGCCATGGCCGCATCCATCGCACCAATAGCCTGCCGGGCCTCGGCCTCAGTGCTGCCAGCCGCCATGACCGTCGGCTTGCCTTGTACGTCATCCCATTGGCCGGAGGTGGCCAGCTCGGACAGGCCAGCCAGCTTTGCTTTCTCAGGGTCCGTGTAGGCGTTGGTGTTCGGTTGGCCCTCGTACGCCGTTTTGATGACGTGGCCAAGCGTGGATAATTCAGCCATTGATTACTCCGTATGCGTGACGACCACGCCCTCATGCGTGACCAGCACGCCGTCAACTGTGACGCCATCAATAGGCGTTGGGTCGGGGGCATCGCCGCAGCGGCAGTCGGTGCCGATAAACCCCACCGTATTCGCCCAACAGATAGGACACTGCATCAGTCGTCGCCTTCTTCAGCTTCTGCGATCTTCTGCCGGAGAGTCTCAGCGTCCCAGCCATGGAATGCACGCTTGCCGACAACTTCCTGATATTCAGCCCGGAGTCGGGACAGCTCCTCATCGTCTCGTAGCGCCTGCGCCCGCATATCGCGGGTCATGTATGTGCCCCGCCCCAACTTTTGTAAGATGTTTGCATCGCGGCGGCTCATCATGCGCTCGCGCCCGTTTGTGTATCGGAAATTCACTCTCATTTCTGGCCCCTATGCCGACTCGCAGAAGGGGCCTCCGAAGAAGCCCCTTGAACTAGCCGGCTAATTAACCACCGTCGTCCTCAGTCTCGGGAGCACCCCACTCAACGCCAGTGAGATACGCAACAGCCGAAGACCGACGACGTGCCCAGTTAATGGAACGCTCGGCGCGGAAGCCGACCAGGTTGCGCTGCCAGAGCGAAACCAAAACGGTGTCACTATCGGTTGGATTGTCAGGCGCGTTATCCATCTGGAGCGATGCCTCGGTGGTCATTGAAAGATCAATGCCGCCTTCATCACCAAGATAGATATCGCTCGCATTGACCAGAGCCACAATGCCGTCAGGCACGTACTCGGAAACAATGGCGGGCAGACCGAAAAGCGTTCCGCCAGACATGCTCAAGCCGGGGAACTCCGATTGACCCAGCGGGTTTTGCATCAAGCTCACCGCAAGAGCAGTGGTGGCCTGCATGACAAACACACCGGAGGTCGGAGCGTTGTTAGCCGCGATGAACGCACCAAACAGTGCGCGGATATCATTACGCACTGCATCAGCATCGTTGCCGCTGGAGGGGGTGCCGGCCACTCCATTCAGGATGGATGCCGGGGACACTCCAGAGACAGCAGCCTTGGCGGGGTCGATAAAGTCGATATCGAGACGTTCACGCAGCGCAGCCGCCAATTGGTCACGGATGATGACATCAGCATTTGGGCTGGAATCACGGACCACTTCCATCGTGGCCACCGCAATGTTCGCAACCTTCAGCGGCTCCAGAGTGGTGCGGCTGAAGTCGAACTTGGTCAGCGGCTTGGCCTGACCTTCGCCAACCCAGTAGCCGTCACCGCCCGAGGTTTGGCCGACAAGCGGAACGCGGAACGGAACGCGGCGAAGGCTAGGCACGCCACCTTGACCAAAGCGGCCAAGAATGGTTTGCGGGCGCAGGTACTCGACGAAATCGGCAAATACGTTGCCCTCGTCACCCACCAAGGGGCCAGCCCAGGTGCTATCAGTCGTTGTGGCAGCAGGTACAGCAGCCTTAGTCACCAAGCGGGCCGTAGCGCCCACAATCGCTTCATGATCACCATAGATGCTCTTGGCAATCTGGATAGCGTCACGGTGCTCAAGGTGGCCGAGGGCCAAACACTTGGCTGCCCGAGCGAATGCAATACCGGGCTCAAGCTTTTCGGTGTTTTTCACCTGGACCGGCAGGCGCTGCGTGCCGCCCTGCGCGGGCTGGCCTGACTTCTCGGCGGTGTCTACGGGCTGCGCCGTGGCCTTGTCCATTTCGGCAAGCTTGGACAGTCGAGCGATATCACCATCCAGACGCTTGATTTCGGACTCCAGAGTATCAAACTGCTCAGCCTCGGCAGTGTCCATAGAGCGGGCTTCGTCAACGGACTTCTGCGCCACTTCGCGCATTTCCTGCTCTTTCTCTGCGCGGGTAGCTTTGAGCGCCGCGACTTGTTCAGCAAAGGTCTTCATTTTTGAAGCTCCTATCAATACAAAAAGCCATCCGAAGGTGGCAAAATAGATGGATTCAGCGACCCACGTTCAACGGCGGGCGGCGAACAAAGTCAAGGGCGGCTCAGTCGAACGGCCCCGTTAAGATTCTTGGTTTGCGACTCGGGCTTGATGAGCTGCACTGGACCAGTGCGGCGAGCTGCGTAATCAAATTTCTTGAGCTGGCGCAGCACATCGGGCGACATTTCCATCGACTTGACCGCAGTAACCACGGCATTCGCGTTGGCCGGTATCGTCACCGCACTCAACTCGTACACCTCAATCTCCTGGAAGTCGATCCCTTCATCATCCCGAAATGCATATTTCAGCGCCCGGAACCCGATGCTGACAGCGCGCACCAGGCCGTGCTTGATCTCGCCCCAGGCCGTCTCAATTCGATCGCGCAGCGGCCCTTCTTCCTCAATCATGGGGAGCTCTGCTTCAAACTTGATGCCACGAGCGGTCGGCTCTTCAAAACGCACCAGGCCGATGGGGGAGCTGTGATTGTGCTGGTGCAGGAAGGGAAGCGGATTATTGAACTTCGCCCCCATCGGGTCAATCGTGTCGCCCATTCGGTCGGGAGTCGGAGTCGTGGCGATTCCTCGGATAATTCGCTTTTCGGCATCCAGCGATTGGACATCGAACAGGCTGTATGCGCGCTGTACGTTCATTTTGTTACCTCAGCCAGCAGTTGCCAGCACCAAAGTTTTCCGTGTCGCCTCAGGGTTCAGCGCCATCAGTGACGCCGCATCAAAAGTCGCCATCAGCGGGTCTATCTTGGCTGTGCCGCTCACTTGCTTGTTGATCGTGATGGCATTACCAACCTGCACCACCCTTGCGTTGCTCACGCACCAAGCCATCATATCTGTCGCGCCGTGGATGAACTCGCCCCCGGCAATCATTCTCTCGACGGTTTTAATGGCACCATTCAAACGCCAGCCCTGCGAGATCGCGACTATGTGGTCATCGGTGAACTTGCGCTGCGGTGAAGACAGCTCCTCAACAATGGCACCAATACCCGCCGCATCAACACCGATTGCATTTTTCTCAGGCAACAACTTGCGCTCTCTCGCCAGACAGATAATGTCTGCCAGCTGGTTTACATCCTCGCCGGGTCGCTTCACAATCGTCAGATTCCCGTCTTTTTGAAAATCCAACAAGCGCGGCGCGATCTCCTTGCGGCGTTGCAAAACAATCTCATGAGCCCAGGCATGCGCCCAGTGCAGCCATTTTCTCGTATCTTTGCATCGACCAATGGCGGACAGGCCCAGAAGGTCATCCAGCCCGCCGCCGTCAATGCCGAATACGACAACTTCGGAGCGTTTAAATAGTTCGTCCAGCGACAGGGTTGCGTCACCCGCATCTTCCCAGAAGTCGGCACCCGTCCAGCGGTCATTCAAAAGGCTAGCCGTTACCTGCACATTCAGGTGTTTGGCCAGAAACTCGCGCATCCCCTCCTCGCCTTCCCCCTGGTACTGGTTGAAAAGCTGAGTGATCCGCTCCTCATCGACCGATGCACCCCAGTTGGGATTTGTGATGTAGGCGTTTGATAGGTCAAGATACGCCTTCTCTTTGATCATCGACTCCGGGAACTCGTAGATGACAGGAAGAAATTTACGGTCCTCAATCTCCCCATCCCTCACCTTACGTGCGTACTGCAGTTTCGTCCTGAATACCCCCGCCGGTGGCTCCGCTGACTGCGTGCTGGCATAAATCACGAACCCTTCAGGCCGTGAAGCCAGTCCCCCAGTAGCTTCCAGCAAGATGTTCGACGCCTTCGCCTTCCTCCCGAATTCGTGGAGCTCATCGACGAACACGCCGATAGCTTTCTTCCCGCTAACGGTTTCCGCATCAGCCGCTACCACCTTCAGCGTGGCGTTTGTTTCGCGGTGGGTAACCGTCTTTGTGTGCGAGTTTACGTGCAAAAGGGCTGAAAGCTCATCATCAACCCGGATCATGTCCCGAATAGGGTCAAACGAGTTCGCTGCAACCTCTTTTGTCGGGCTGATGATGATGTACTCACCAGACGCCCGCCAATTCAAAATCAAAGCCGTCAGCATCACGCTGGCGGCAACGTAACTCTTTCCGTTTTTCTTGCTGACGAAAAGAAAGAACTCATTAATCAAGCGACGCCCGGACTCAGGATCGTAAGCGCCAAATATGGCGGTCACAAACTCCTTCACCCATGGCCGCATGACCTCTTCCATAGTCGGGCTTCCAGGAGCATCAACCAAGCGCAGCGTATTGAATAACGCCATCGCGCTATCAGCCTCAGACTGGAACAACGGCGGCGACGTAATCAGACTTTCAGACGCAACAATCCTGCGCTCCCAGTCGGGGCACGCCGTCGTCCAATCAAGATCAGCCATTGATGACCTTCAGGCTTGGCGGCGCAGATGGGGCCAGACGGCCAGAAGCCGCTTTTTTAGCGGCTGCTTGCTTGGCTTCTTTCTTGCCACCCTCAGACTTGCGCTCATGCTCGTACGGCATCAGCGTTTTTGCCGCATCAATGCGAAACCTCAAATCCTCGCTGTCGTCGTTCATGACGGCTTTCAGAAAGTCCCTCGGGTTGTCATACGACTTGCTCAAGTCAGACAGATTCAGGGGCTTGCCCTGCGCCTTCGCTTCCGCCTTGGCCTGATCAACAAAATCCTTTCTCTCGACCTCTTTAATCACATCAGGGTCTTTTGCCAGCCTAGAGCCAGAAGCTGACGCGGTTTTCTCACTATAACCAGCCGCGATCGCTGCTTCCTTGTTTGACGCGCCCGCTCGAAGCGCCGCAGCGAACCGGCGTTTTCTGTCGGTCATCGCCATACTCAATCCTTTAACAAGATCCTGTTAACGGGAAATAATTTGCGCGTGAG